ATGTTGCCGGCCACACGGTAGACGATGATTTCTTTGATATAGAAACAGAAGAAGCTTTAACAGACAATTACGAATTTTCTGCTGATTTGGCAGAAGCCTGAAAGGAATCCTGTATGTGGCCATTCTCCCAACAATCCGGGGCTGTCTCAAGAGTCGTTGTCGATGAAGCGATGGAAGATATGGCGCAAATTATGCATGGCAATCTGAATGAGACTATTCAGGCTGCTATGCAAAAGGCTGTTGATGTTTCCCATCTTCAGTATATAGCAGACGGCTCAGATGACGGCGGGCATTGGGGACAAGAATTTGATTTACGAGCGACAGCCGGCCGTCTCAAGGCTTTGTATACGAGAGAGCCATGGGTTTATTCTACTGCCCAGCTTATAGCCAGAACCATGGGCCAGATCCCTTTCCTTATTAAGGACCTTCAGGGCAATATTATTGATACTCATCCACTCATGGAGCAAATAAACGCTGGGTCAACTGTTCAGGATTCCAAATTCAGGGATTGGTCTGGAAATCTTGACCTGTGTTTAGGTGGAAACTATTTTATGGTCTTTGATGAAAAGTATGAGAAAGCTTTTCACATTCCCGTTGAGTTAGCTTTTTTGAAAATGAGAGATACAAACACGTCTGCAGATGACCTTGAGCGTTTTGGCATGATTGAGTCTCTTCAAATATTGGAAGCCGGAACTATGGGGGTTAGTCTACCTACTAAAGAATTTCCATGGTCCCAGGTTGTGCACATTCGAACACCAAATCCATATAACCCGTTCTACGGTCTGTCTATGTATGCAGCTGCAGCCAGGCCGATTATGTTGGACAGGTACAAAAATGAATTTGAAATGGCCTTTTATTTGCGGGGAGCGACGAACGCAGGAGTGATAACCACAAATGAGGAAGTGACAAGATCCAGAATGGAACGATTGATGAAATCTTTCGAAAATTCATTCACCGGGAGAAGGAACTGGTGGCGTACCTTATTTTTGCCGAAAGGAGCCCAGTGGACAAATTCAGGGCTGACAATGTCAGAGATGCAGCATCTTGAAGGGTTACGAGAGAACCGGTTAACATTGCTTGCAACGCTTGGGATCCCACCATCGCAAGTCGGCATTGTTCAGGATGTGAATAGGGCGACAGCTGAGACCCAGGAATCTCAAATGTGGAATAATACAATCATTCCTCTCTCATGGTTCACAGCGTCGGGGTGGAATAGCTCCTATTTGGTTCGGATTATCTATAAAGGAGAAGTTGTTGTCGAGCCTGACTTAAGGGGAATTGATGCCGTTGAAGGTTCACTGTTATCAAGATCAGAACAGGCCAGATCTGTGGATAATATGGTGACAATTAACGAACAACGCGAAATTATTGGCTACAAAGTCCTCCCGCCGAATGATATTCGTGGGGAAATGTTCCTTATAGAGCTCCAGAAGCAAGGCCTGGGCAATCCTTTCGGTGAAGAACTATCAGCATCTATTGTTGCTCCTGCTCCCACAGAGCCAGATTCTGACACTCTACGTTTGACTGAAGGGCAGACACAGGATGGAACCGGTGAAAATAGGCATTCTCATCCGGCTAAGTGGGATGATGAGACTGGAAACGGTGAGACTACCGGTACTCAGGGTGACGGACCGGCTCACAGTCACAAAATAGCTGACTTCAAGGTTTTGCCCGGTGGGGAAGATGGTCATGAACATGGAGCTGTCAAAAGTGAAGATTCGGAGAGAGCTTTTCAGGCTGCAAAGGCTAATTCTGTTCAGAGACAGAGCAAAATAGAAAGAGTCAATGGTAAGAAGTATAAAAAGGGTCTGGATGCCTACTTTGATTTCCTTTTTCAGCAGGTTAGGGTAGCAGCCGAAAAGGATATCGATATCAGAGCTCACCTCGCGACAATGTCCCAAGATCGCCAGGACAAATACATAGTCGAATTAGTACCCATTCTTGACGATACAATGAATGACGGCTTTGAATTGGCTCTAGCTACGACGAAATCAATCTCCAATGAGCTTTGGTTATTAAGGCTGGGGTATACTCGACACAGTCGCAAAAAACCGGTTAAGAAATTATTCAGATTTACGGCAACAGATGAGCAGGCCATTAGCAATATCAAGGAACGTACCAAGGATGGTGCACGTCAAAGGTTAGCGGAACGTGGGGTTCAGATGTTTCAGGGCTTTGACTCGGTAGCGACCGAAAATATAATGAACATAATCGAAGTTGGGTTGCGGGAAGGTAAGGCAGAGACTGAAACAGCCAGGGATATCAGAAATCTTTACGGGGAATTCTACCAAGGACAATCCACGACGATTACCCGGACGGAAATCCTTAGCGCGGTTTCCGCTGGAACCAAATGGAATCAAGACGTGCTTGGCGAAGTGTTCACCGAGGTTAATAAGCAATGGTTCCACGTCGGGGATGTGGGCAGCAATCCTAATGCCAGAGCGGAGCACCTGGAATTCCAGCAGGAAGGAGAAGTACCCAAGGACCATATCTATAGCAATCCTGATACCGGTAATAATCTTAGCTATCCGCGTGATCCGGCTGGTGGCGCGTCGGATGTGATCAATTGTCGTTGTTCTATGACTGCTGTGATTCCGGCTAGTGCCCGCTCTAATGCAGATCAGATTATATGACGGGTTAATATTTTTGTTGCGTTTATGCTTTTGAAATAAGGAGAAACTGGATGGCTGTTCAGATAGTGGGGAAACCCGAAGACGTTAAGAGATATCGAAAGGTGTTGCATGACAGAGGCATGAATACCAAACGGGCTGGTGGGCATGCAGTTTATAAAGATAAACCAGCAGAATTTAGGTTGTGTCAAGGTACTTTCAAAATGGTCAATGCAAAACGCAAAGTCAAAGAAGAAAATGATAATGACGATGAAGAAACCGGTGGCCAAGGAGAAGAAGGTACTACAGGCGAATCCGCTTATGATCCCAAACGCAAGTTGACCATAGTCGGTATGGCCAATGCAAATATTGTCGATCGGATGGATGAAAGAGTTGATCCAAAAGGTGGTGACTTTACAAACTTTCAAAAGAATCCTGTGTTGCTTTCCGATCATATGTATTGGGCTTCCTCTGTAATCGGTGCGGTTGAGGAGTTGACTCCTGAAGATGCCGGAACAGGTTTCACAGCAATCATTGGGGACCCTACTAAGGCTCCATTAACAACCGCACAGGAAGAAGTCAGGTCGCTGGTTGCACAGGGATTTATAAAAACCGTATCAATCGGATTCATTCCCCAAAAGATTCAGGCTCCAACCTTCAACGACGAAGGAGCAATGATCGATCCGGCTGTTATTCTTAAATGGGAATTACTTGAACTGTCAGTAGTAGCAGTCCCGGCAAATCCTGATGCAACGTTTGAAATGAAACAATTCGTAGAATCCAAGATTGCGTTAAACACAACTGAGACCAAGAAATTTAACGGGTTGACAAAGTTGTTAGCGAACAGGAAAAATGGAGATTCATCTAAAAATAAAACAGTCGGGAAACCTTCCGGCCAAACCAAAAAAAAAGGACTCGATTCAATGGATGAAGAACAGACGGCAGAGTTGCTGGAAGGTATCAAAGCCATAGGAGAAGGTATTGCGATCTTGGCAGAAGGTCAGGCTTCAGCAAACGAAATGTTAACGAATCTCTCCAAAGGTACTGGTGAGCCAGACGACGAAGAAGAAGAAGATGAAAAGGGAGAAGATGAAGAAGATGAAGAAGAAGAAGATGAAGACAAGGAAGGTGAGGACGAAGGAGAAGAAGAAGACGAAGAAGAAGATGAAGACGAAAAAGAAGGAATTAGACTTACCATTACAAAGCTTGTAGAAGACGTGACCAAACTTTCTGCATTGGTGATCAGGCTTTATGATCACTGTGAATTGAGTGCAAAAGAAGAAGAAGAAGAAGAAGAAGAAGACAGTGAGTAACGGCAGTAGCCGTGTTTTAATTTAATTTTGAAAGGATTTTGATTATGGGTACTGCCATTAAGACGCCAGGTGAAGACAAGACTATCAACAAGTTGTTCGAAGCTTTGCAATCAAAGCAAGCGCCAGCCCATATTGGGAAACCAATCTTTGAAAAGTATCTTGAAGACGTTAAACGTCTGGGTGCAAACAAACCACAGCAATGGTTTGGCAAGAAATTGAGAGACAATGACAAGCAGACTGTTGACGTTCCTTTAAATTTTGGTTCGAAACTGTCAATGTCAGGTATGCGTAAAGGAATTGGGGATATGGAAATTCTGTCAGAAGAAGCCCGTCTCCATATGTTCCATTTTAAAAAGTGTATCTCTAACATGGAGATTCAAGCGCAGATTAAAGGTCATACCAGTCATCCATCAACCGAATTGCTGATGTCTACCCCGGCATATAAGCGAATGGTTCAGCCGATGTGCAAGGCCTTCAATGTGACTGATTTCGCTCAATGGATAGATCAAGTCCAAGCGCGTTTTTTCTTTGAGGAATATGAAATTCCTTACCTTTTAGCCGATGAGTTCGATTCCATGCCGATGGATTCCAGTCTTGTTCGGGTTCCAGGGGCCCTGGGATTGCTAGAGGGTGAGTTGGAGGCTGATGATGGTGTGTTTACGATCCAGAGCAACACTCAGGCCAGTTATATCGTTGAGAGCAAGAACAACGTTGTGCACAGCCAGATCACTCAGGATCTTCTCGATGATTCTAGTCCAGCTATCATCGACAAATACCGCAAAGAGATCATGAAGGGTTCCGTTCGATCTTACGAGCGTTGTATGCTTGATGGTCAGGATGGTGGTGTCCATTTTGATGCTGATTACGCTGCTGGTTCAGCCAAGCTCTATGTCAAGGCATGGGACGGTTTACGCAAGAAAGCTTTCGTTAACGAAACTCTAGTTGGCGGTAGTAATATCGTTTTTGCTCATGCTGACTCTCCATCCAAAGACATGTTTTCTGGCCTTCTGAAGAGAACCAAATGCCAGGGTGTGGAGAAGTCTGATTTGGTTTATATTATTGGATGTACCACACAGCATGACCTCGTAACCGGTGCGATCCCAGAATTGTTTACCGCGTTTGCATTCGGTGGTTTAGCCAGTAATGTCACCGGGATAACTCCACCGGTCTTTGGAATTCAGAACGTTACTAGCCAGCTGGTTCGTGAAGATCTGGAGATAACTGGTTTGGCTGCAAACCCGGCTATTGGTGTAACTACTTATGCATTGATTGTGCAGAAGTCAAGAGTCATCAACTGGGTCCGTCAAGCGACACGGATTTTTGCTTCTCCTTCACTACCGAGCAGCGATCTGATGCTTATGAGTGGAAAGACACGTCATGCAATGGGTATGACTCCTCAGTCTTCTGAAGAACGTTCTGTGATCATGGCTATTGATGTTAAAACTGTTTAAGTTTTGATTGTGCTTCTGCCTGTTGATCAGGCAGAAGCCTTTCCCTTTTTAAGGATTCCAACCATGAAATGTGTATTGCTCGAAATCAAAAACACAACTAATTGGCCAATTATCGAGTGTGGAGGTGCGATGGCTAGTTCTGGGGATATGTTGATTGTCAAGGCAAATTTTGGATCTATTCTTCTAAAAATGTATCCAAATTATTTGGATGATAAAGGTTCAAAGGATGTTTTACGTCTTAGGGGGGGACACTATCAAATTGTCTCTAAAGAAAATAAAGATTCTGCTATTCATGCTCCGATCGAATCCGAAAATGTTGCTGTTAAGGCTGTTGACAAAAGTATGCAGAACAAAGCCAGAAGGAAAGCGAAAGGGTAAATAAATGGCAGGATTGCTGACACTGACCGAAGTGAAAGACTGGCTTAGCATAACAAAGCCAGACTATGACGCTATCTTAACCATTATAAACGATGCTATGTGTGTAGCCGTGACCAATTACACTGGGCACAGCTTCGCTTTAGTTGTTGAGCCTAACGAAATCTTAGACGCTACTCAATCAGATTTGATTGTTCCGCGTAATTCCCCGATCATTTCGGTTCAGAACCTTTATTTCTATACTCAACCGGACGGAACAGATGGGACGTTGATTGATCCAACCAGTTATTTGGTGCTTCCGGAGTCGATAGTTCTGCAGAATATCACAACGCCCTTCAATCGTGCCCGGATCTCTTTAGCTTATACGTGGGGATATGATGGGTTACCTGCAGACGTGAGGCTAATGATGTTGCAGGCAGTCGAAGCCGAATATCGAAGACGTGGCCAAAAATCCTTGGGCGTTTCTTCGAGGTCTAAAAAGGACGAATCCCAATCGTTTGCCGATGGAGGTTCTGAATATTGGGACCGGGCTTCTGGTTTACCCACAGAGTTGGTCAATAAGCTACAGTTTTATAAGCAAAATTTCGAATGGCCTTCGATTCCAATGGCTACAAGGAACCTATGAAAAAATACGACCTTTACGAAAAATCCGGTTGCGAAATGACTTTCCATGCAAGGCAATGCTTGGCAGAAGAATCATTTGTCACAAAAAACAAGCTCTATACAGCAAGACAGGGTCAGTGGATCGTTAAACCTGTTGATGAGCCGGAGCCGTCATGGGTTCCAGCGGATCCGACAATGAAAGCGAGAAGGGTAATCCCGGTTATCCGGGGTGCCCATATCGAAGACGCTGCACATTTTGAAAGAGATTATGTTATCAGAACTTAAACGCAAGATTCTAGGGGATCCGGTTTATATCAAAGAGAAGTACGATCATGACAGATATTGTGATGGTGGTTGGATGACTGAAGGAAATGCTTTCAGTCAATTTAGAGAGATTCCCTGTAAATACTGCGATAGAATGAAAATTGCGAGAGATCATAGAGAAGGCGGTAATGGCGAAGGACGTTCAATTTCTAGCTGACTCAATCCGCAATATCAAAGATGGGTTCAAACGTGCCAATGCCCTTGCTGCTGTTCAAATGGCGCAAAGGGCAGAATTACTAGCCAAAAAGAACATAATTAAGAATTTTACTGGCCGACATGGGTACACTTTAACCGGTAGGCTCCTCAATTCTGTGTTCTGGGTCCTTGATAAGAAAGGCAATAAGGGTTTTCCCCAAATTCTTTTTGGAACACGAGGCATACCCTACGGTGAAATCCATGAATTTGGTGGTGAGATCACTCCTAAGAAGGCTCAGAATCTCTGGATAAAGAATCACCGGGCGCCAAAAAAGTTTAAGAGAATGAGCCCAACCGAATTTATGGCGGCGAAGGCAAG